TGGATGGAAGAGGGTCGATTCAGAATATTTGAAGACTTGGCTCACGTACTTCAGGAGTACAGGCAGTACCACAGAAAAGAAGGAAAGATCGTAGCGATAAGGGATGACTCCATGTCAGCCATGAGATATTGTTTCATGAGCAGAAGGTGGGGTGTAGCAGGATCAGATGAAACTTGGTCTTTCAATTTTGAGAAACCACTAAAGTATCAGGAACTAGGAATAGTATGAGCGAACCAGTAACAGAACAAGATATCGTACAGCGAATCGACGGAGAAATATCAGCAGCCCTAGGGTATGGTGATAGTGTATCCGAACAGCGAAGAGAGGCTATGCACTATTACTATGCACAGCCATTTGGCAATGAGGTCGAAGGTCGATCTCATTTTGTGGACTCTACGGTTCAGGATACGGTTGAGTGGATCAAGCCCTCCCTGATGCGTGTGTTTGCCTCTGGTGACGAACTGGTTAAGTTTGAACCTAACTCACCACAGGAAGTGGAGATTGCTGATCAAGCCTCTGACTACGTTAACTACGTGCTACAGCGCCAACACAATGGTTGGGAGATTCTGTATCAGTGGTTCACAGATGCGTTGCTACAAAAGAACGGCATCATCAAGGTATGGTGGGATGAGTACACTGAGTACGTCCGTGAAGAGTACAAAGGTCTTAACGATGTAGAGTTTGAAGCCCTCATCATGGATGAGAACGTAGACATCATCGAACACAGTGAGTACCCCGTAGAAGGTGGATACACACATGACTGCGTTGTAAAGCGCAATGAGTATATGGGTAAGGTTCATATTGAGAATGTACCACCTGAAGAATTTCTAATTAACCGTGAAGCCAAGAGTATTGAAGATGCTAGGTTCATCTGTCATCGTGTGCGTAAGACGCTATCAGAACTGCGTCAGATGTACCCTGACATTGACCCTGAAGAACTGAAGGGTGGTGATCTAAGCAATCCTATGTGGGATAGCGAAGGCATGGCTAGACAGTCCTATGACCATACACATGACATCTTTCATGGGCACAGCAGTGCAGCAACGGAAGAATCACTAAACGAATACTGGCTTCATGAATCATTTGTACGTACAGACTACGATGGTGATGGCATTGCGGAACTACGCAAGGTCTGCACTGTAGGCTCTACAGTATTATCCAATGATGAAGTGGACAATATGCCCTTCATCAGCATTACACCTATCAAGATATCTCATAAGTTCTTTGGTCTGTCTGTGGCTGATTTGGTTATGCCATTACAGAAGATCAAGTCTACACTTATGCGTAACCTGCTAGACAATATGTACAACCAGAACTATGGACGGTTTGCGGTATTGGAGGGTCAGGCAAATCTGGATGATTTACTGACGGCTAGACCGGGAGGCATCGTACGTGTTAAATCACCTAATGCTGTCACCCCTCTGGCTACTCCTCCGCTTGAACCTTTTGTGTTCAACATGGTTCAGTACCTTGATGACGTACGTGAATCACGTGCAGGAGTCAGCAGAACAGGACAGGGACTTAACGATCAGGCGCTAACCTCACACACTACGGCTACCGCTGTTAACGCTGTGATGACGGCTGCTCAATCCAGAGTCGAACTGATTGCCAGAAACTTTGCAGAAACTGGTGTCAAGGATTTAATGTGTCGCATCTATGAACTTCTGGTGAAGAACATGGATCGTAAACGTGTGATTAAACTGAGAGATAAATGGGTGGACGTTGACCCACGCTCATGGGCAGACTCTATGGATGCTACGGTATCTGTGGCTCTGGGTCATGGCAACAAAGATCAACAGGTTGCTCAGTTAACTCAACTGGTTCAGATGGCTGCACAGCAGGCAGGAACTCCGATGATCTCACCTGATAATATGTACAACCTCACGGCCTCCCTATTGAAGTCTATGGGCTACCAGAATGTGAATGACTACATCACACCACCTGAAGGCCAACAGCCTCCACAGCCTGATCCAATGCAGCAAGCAGCACTCAAGGCGATGGAAGTGGAAGATCAAGTCAAGCAGGGTGAACTTGAGGTCAAACGAATGAAGGTAGAGAACGAAGTCAATGAGACTAAGATGGATGCCAAGTTTAAAATGGCTGAACTTAAAATGGAGTCTGACGAAGGGAGGGCAGTTAAGATAGGTCAATGAGCGAATTCAGAATAGAAGAGGCAAGAAGGTTATTAAACAATGAACTTTTTGTCGAAGGTATACAAGGTTTAAAAGACCAACTACAACATGAGTGGTCCGTAACAGACGCACATGATATTGACGGTAGAGAACAGATTTGGCTTGAACTCAAACTGGTAGACAGATTAGTAGGACATCTGACATCAATATTTGAGGAAGGACAAATAACTAAATTTACATCAAACTTAAAGGATTTATAATGAGTACAACAAACATTGTGGACAACACTCCAGTGGAGCGACCCGCAGAACCATTGAGCGAAGCAATGCAACTTGCTGAAGCACAAGAAGCAATTCTCAATCTAGTGGAAGCCAATGAGGCTCAACCCGAAATTGAAGAAGGGCATTCCGTCGAAGAAACAGAATCTCAACCTATAGAGGAAGATGAAGTTTCAGAAGATGAGGCTGAAGTAGATGAATCGGAGTCTTATGAAGACGAAGATGAATACGAAGCATCAGATAATGTTGACGCTGAAGGCGAAGAAACCGAAGTCTACACCATCAAAGTTGATGGAGAAGAGGTGGAGGTGACACGTGATGAATTACTTCAGGGTTACCAGAGACAATCTGACTACACCAAAAAAACGCAAGGTTTATCGGAAGAGCGTAAAGCAATTGAAGAGGAAAGGGGTAACCTTTCAACTGAGATGCAAGCCCTTCTGCAACAGCGTGAGCAGTATCAACAAGCACTTGGACAACTTGGAAATCAATTACTGGCAGGTATCAGCAGGTTTCAAAATGTTAACTGGGAGCAACTGAAGGAAAACGATCCAATCGAATACATTACTAAACGTGATGAATTTCGTGAAGAGCAGGAAAAGATCAAAGGTCTACAACAGCACCAAGCGCAGGTGCAGGCACAACAGCAAGCAGACATGCAAAAGGAGCAGGCTAAACTTGCTTCTATTGAGATGAAGAAACTTGCTGATCTTATCCCCGAATGGAAAGACCCTGAAGTACAGCCAGAGTTAGCAAAGAGTATTCGTTCATACGCAATGGAATCAGGATATCAGAAAGAGGAGATTGACATGCTTGTCGATAGCCGTTCTGTTAATGTTCTGATGAAGGCTATGAAGTATGACGCTCTCCAGAAGGCTGACGTTAAGACCAAGAAGTTGAAAAACAAACCCAAGATGGCGACTTCGGGAACGAAGCGTGGCAAAGCGGATGCTGCTAGACGGCGTAAAGCCAAACTTTCTGATAAATTAAAACAGTCTGGATCAGCAAAGGATGCTGCAAGACTGTTGGAAGACATTCTATAGGAGAAATATAAATGGCAATTCCAGCAAATACACGGGAAACTTATCCCGCATTAGGTCCGGGTCGGACCGAAAACCCCGGCCCTCCGGGTGGTATCAGAGAAGACCTCTCTGACATCATCTACAACATCAGTCCGGAAGAGACTCCGTTCATGAGCGCAATTGGCAAGTCATCCTGCGACAACACTTACTTTGAGTGGCAGATTGACGAACTGGCTGACGGTGCGGATAACTTCCACATTGAGGGCGATGACGCAGAGGCTATCGCAGCAACGGAACCACTTCGTGTAGGCAACTATACGCAGATCAGTTCCAAGACTGTGCGGTCAAGTGGTACGGCTGAAGCAGTAGACTTTGCAGGACGCAAATCTACGCAGGCTTACCAGATGGCTAAACGTGCGAAAGAGTTGAAGTTGGACATGGAGCATATGCTTCTTGCTCTGGCTCAGGCTCCCACTGCCGGTGGATCGGGCACTCCCCGTAAGACTGGTTCAGTTGGCGCATGGATCACTACTAATGTGGTCGCTGCTGCTGCTGCCCCTGATGAGGCTGACATCAAGGAAATGATGGAGATGTGTTGGGAAGAAGGTGCTAAACCTACTGTCCTCATGTGTGACGGCGTTATCAAACAGCAAATCTCTGCTTTGTCGCAGAGCGTTTCTGAGTTGCGTACAGCAGCAAATGATAAGTCGCCTGCATATGTTGTGGCTGCGGTGGACATCTATGTTTCGGACTTTGGCAATCTTCAGATTGTACCGAATCGCCTGATGCCTGCTCAGACTGCGTACTTCCTAGACTATGAGTACTGGGATATTGCGTATCTTCGCCCCTTCATGACGCATGACATTGCCCGTATGGGTGATAGCGTTGCTCAACAGTTGCTTGTTGAGTTTGGCCTTCGTTCCAAGAACGAAAAAGCCAATGGCAAAATCACTGGTTGGGCTGCGCCTTAATCAGTATTGGGATGCCCCTCCGCAAGGAGGGGTTTACCTTTTTTAACTAGAGAGGAACCATGAAGAAATCAGATTTCAAAAACGGTAAGCCCGTCAAGAAAGAAGTGAAGAAAGAAGGAAAGAAACTGGACCCATATAAGGTTCTCAAAGAAGCCTACGCAAAACCAACTAGGGTTGCTGAAGTAGGTGGTAAGGGATATGTATGAAGACTATATTTGATGTTGACCAATCGGGGGTCACCACATTTGAAGAGAATGATAAAGAGTTCACACTTACGAAGACACAAGACGTTGAACCTATCATCACACAAAATAAGAAAGAATTTAACAGTGGAATTAACAACGGAGGAAAGACTCCAGTTGGAAGAAAAGTTGCATCTATTCCCCTAGTTGTTTGGCAGAACTGGATGAAGGCTACTAATGGAGCCATACAAAAAGACCCTAAGTTATTAGCCAAATATCTAAATGACCCTGATAACAAATTCTTAAGAACACACAACAGCAGGATTTAAAATGTCATTAGAAACTTACGATGAACTAAAGGTTAGCCTGAAGAACTGGTTAGACCGGGATGATCTTGATCCATTTCTGGGAGACTTCATTAGACTAGCGGAGAGTCGATTCAATCGACAACTTCGCCTTCGTGCTATGGAGAGAATGGAAAAGACTGACACGGTGGGTGGTCAATCAAACTACAAACTACCCAATGATTTCCTTCAGGGTCGTGAGTTTAGATTAAATACTAACACTACCAAATCTTTACAGTACATTACCCCAGAGATTTATGAGTCATGGAATCTTGGTCAAGGACTTCCAAAGTTCTATACCATCGTTGCAGACGAACTTAAACTGGGTCCAGTACCTTCTGATGAAATTGAAATGGAGATGTTATTCTATGGTAAAGTTCCTAGCCTTGGTTCCACAAGACCAACTAACTGGATACTACTTAACGCACCTGATATATATCTGTATGGCTCTTTACTAGAGGCAGAGGCATTCCTTCAGAACGACCCACGCATTCAACTATGGAAGCAGGGGTTTGATATGGCGGTTGCTGACTTACAGTTACAGGATGACAAGGATAGGCATAGTGCATCTGGCCTAGTAATTCGTTCGTGAGCAAGCCTATAGACTACTCAAACTGGGAATACTGGTTTAACAGCACACACGCTGACATATCCTCAGACCCATCCATACCACGCTACCAGTGGCCTTGGAATGACGATGACAGGGATTGGATACCAGACGTACTAGACTCAGGAATTCTTTGGACAACTCACCATGAGACTGTTGAGGGCTTTGAAGGGAACTTGATACTGGATAAGGCATTATTCAATAATGACTCACCTCAAGGTTGGAATGATCAGAGCAAGCCAGATGGTACGTGGGAGCAGGTAGGATCACAGATACATACAAATTGGAAATCACAATGAAGACATCTAAACTTATAACAACGTACATTGTTGATTGCTATGGGAAGGATGGCTTTCTCAAGTGGTCAGAAAAAACGCCAAACATTGTGGTGAACGAAGGAGTGGACTACCTGTTTGATTCTGCATTTTTAAATACAGAAACAAGCAATTGGTTTGCAGGACTTGTTCATCAGGGAAATGGAGTGGCTGAAGATACCATGCAGGATCACACTTGGGTTGAGTACCTTGGATGGGTTAATGTTAAGCGACCCCTTCTCACATTTGAACCTCATAACCCAAGAACAGCAGAACAGAATATAAAAACAAGACCAGTCACATTTACTATGGGTACAACTGACAGTATCTCAGGTGCTTTCATGACCACATCAGAAGTGAAGGATGACTACAGCGGTAAACTATACGGCGTAACTTCTTTTGAGGCAACGCATAATGTTATACCGGGGGATAGTATAAGTATGTCTATAATTATTGGAGCCAGACAATGACAAAACCGACGATAAGAGTTGACCTTCCTAAAGATGAAGACCCGATAGGAGAGGGAGCAGAACGAATTCGTGAAACACGACAGGCGTTATATGAGTTATTCCCTATTGGACCTGAAGATTTAGATTACGAAAAGGAGGCTAACTATTGGCCTGCGGGAAGTATGACAGGTGGTATGGACCCAGAGGTAGAGTCTGGTGCCAAGCCTCCGTATGATGACTTTCAGGACAGGGCCTTTCT